TCTCAGTTACCCCAGCACCTTTTCGCTGCATCTGGTAGATCTCATGCTTTCTGGCAATCGGGAAGTTAGGGTGCTGAACTGCCAGCAGCCTTTCGTGTATGTAAGACTGCCGCAGGTTTGTTTGCGCTTTAATTGCCGCTAGAAAATTATCCATTTGGTTGGTTCCCCCTATCAACGCAGTCATAGCACCAGATCATTTGTTTCTCACTGACTGGGAAGCTGCTAGTTTCTCTTGGCCCCGCAGAGCCGCTCTTGTGACAGCGTGGACATTGAATGATTACCTTGCCCGATACAGTACAATACTCAAGTTGTATAGGATTTTTGCCCGTCCGTAAAATCCACTCTTCTACTGTTTCTTTCACGCTTGCGCCCTTATGACCTTCAGCCCAATTGTTGAATATGCGCCTTGCATGTGATGATCTGCTAAACCTGAGTTAATAACGTCATCTACTATGGCTTCATGCCAAGCCTGTACGCCATCTGGGCGTTTTACCTCCACGCCGTTGTATTGTATCCCCATCAGATGCTCAAACAGCCTACAGGCGATTTCTTCGTTTTGGGCCGTGTCACGGACAACGCTACCAACTTCAGTCTTGGTATTGTTTAAGGCGTTGAGTTTAGTTCTTATTTGCTTGGGTGAAGGGAAACTGTCGAGTTCCTCGGTCAATTGGCCTAGCGCCTCTCTCATTGTCTGCGCGTGTTCTTTGCCAAATGCCTCAAAGTGGACTTTGCCAAGCTCAGGCCAGTCTCGTTTTTTGAAAGGGTGGAGGGCGAACCATGCGCCATAGAGTTGTGTGAATTCTTCTTTTTCCATTATGTGTCTTTTCCTATTAGTGTTCTTGCTTCTGCTTTGGCACCACCTTCGCTCTGCTGTCGAGCCTCGATGAATCTGCCGGTTATTGTTCTCACGCCCCAAACATTAGGCTTGTGGGCGAACCTAAGATAACCAAAACTGTACTTCCCTAGCCAGCCTCTAGCAATAAAGTTGTCCAAAATACTTACCTCCTTATCGCCATCTGGCTTTTGTGGGTCGATATTATCCGCAAGCAACTCTTTTGCTCGCACACGTAGTTGTCTAGCCATTTCTAGGCTGAAAGTTGGATACCTGCCGAAGCTCATATTGTTGCGGCGTTTTGATATAGGCCGTTGGTAGTTAAACAGCCAAAACTTCTTGCCGTTAGGTTTGACTAAAAGGTACAGCCCACCCCCATCGCCTAGCTTGTATTCACTAGACCGAGGGACAGCTTGTTCTACTTCAGTTGAGGTGAGGGGGTTTGTGGTGTTAGCCATAGGAAAGACCGCTTATGCGGCCACATTAAATAGATAAGAAAGAAAAGCAGCTTCAAAGTGTTTCATAAAGTTTACATCTCTCACAATGTCACTGTAATGCGATTGCGGCATGGTTAGGCGAACTCTTTCTTGCGACTTATAGTCCCATTGCCCTTGAACAGTGGTTTTGCCTGTTCCTTGAATGACTAAAAACCCCGTCCATACGTTGTTGACGAAAATTTCGCTAAATTCCATTTTGTTAGCGGCGGTCTTAAATGAATTTCTTAAAGTAAAATCAGACATGCTGTTGTTCCTTGCTGTTGGTGTGAAACTGAAGACCGCCTATGCGGCCCTGTTGCTTGACATGATTCTTGCTACCCTTACTCGGTAGGACATTTCTTCTGGCTCAACCTCATAGGCGTGCTTCAAAGAGTGTATTTGCATCGCTTCGTCGTTTGAATTAAGCCTGCCAGCCTTAACTGCGTCAAAAAGTTCTGCAAGAAGCTGAATCATCAATGGTTGGGTCATTTCAAAGCGTTCTATGAATTCTTGTTCAGTCATTTTCCGTTCCTCCTTGTTAATGTGTAGAAACTATAAAGCATTTCTTTATGAATTAAAACATTTATTTTGGTTTGAGGCGGTTGAGACGGTTGAGGGGTTGAGAAAGTGCGGCAGTTGATTGCGTTGATGTTGAAATTCATAGCCGGACATACTTCACCCAATCTATTTCTCACAGGAGGAACTCCTAGGGCTGACCCTGCCGCTGGCCTGCCTAAATCTTACCGGCCCACCAAGTCTACATCAGAACGGTATATCTTCCAGTCCACTATCTAACTCGCCATAAGCCGGGAGGGGTGCAGCCGCTGGTGAGTTGAAAGTTGGCATCTGTGGCATATTGCCACCATTAGGCTTCCAATCATTAACCTGCGCGTACCACTTGCCGCTTTTACCTTCTTTAACGTCTAGGTTGATCCACTCGCCCTCTTGACTAGATACCCATCGCATAAACTCTTCACGCTTTAGGCTTACGCTACCTTTCACGAAATCTGGCGCACCCGCTCTTGGTGCCTTTACAAAAAAACCATCTACAAACTTATTTTCCATTTTTAAAACATCCTCATTGCTAACGCGGTTGAAACCGCTGTGACTATTCCTGTTAATAAAACCATACCGATTACCTGCAATGGCAGGGCTATTTTAGAGGCCGTTATGGGCCTTGATTGTATGGTTTTAGACGTTTTTACAGCTAGGCGGGGTGATACTGAACGGGTGGACGAAAAAGGCGCTATCTTCACCTTTCCACGCTCATTTAGCATTTGAGATTGAGCATTGCGCTGAGTCTTTAACAGATCTGATCGGATATCAAACTTGCGTCGATCTTCCCTAGAATATTCTATCCAGTTTCGGTGCCGCATATTTTGCAGACAAGTTATAATCTGTTTAGATGTCACTGGGTGCCCGATCTTTTTCATTTCTTCAGTGATCGCGCTGCGGTTCATTGGGCCATTCTTTTCTAGGATGTCGAACACCTTGCGTGAAAAGCCTCTATTTTTTGGTCTCATTGCCATGTTATTTTCCTAGTTTCTTAATGAATGAGCGAACATTGCTTGGCAACTCTGCCCAGACCACAATCTTCATATCACTGTCTTTTGACAGTTCTGCCACTAATTCTTGCACGCCTGCATCGTCATTATCGCTAACCTTAGCCATCAACTCAGTAACGTATTCGTCACGTTTTACGTTATCAACCACGATTCCTTCTTCCTCAATCACAGTTCTGACAACTGACTGACCTTTGCGTTGGGGTGGGTTAGCTGCTGCGCCGTTTCCGTCATCATCTTCATCTGCTGCAATTCCGCAAGCTAAAGCCAAAGAATATCTTTTTGCGTAAGTCATGCTGCTGCCCAGGCCTTGTGCGTTTGCGCGATCTACCGGTACAACCACCACGCCTGTGGATAACTTTTCGTCTGCTTTGCAAAAAACTGTTTCTATACCTATACCACTATCGACTGGGTGCGAGATCTGCATGAAGAATATGCCGTTGCTGTTTAGTGCGGGTTTCACCGCGTCGATTACCGATTTCAAGCTGGCAAACTTGCTTTTAAAGTGTGGGTTAGTTTGGTCAAAAGCTGCGTGAGACATTTCGCTTTGCGCTTTTACCAGTGATTCTATTAGATTCATTTCTTTCACCTGTATTCCTTTTGGTTAATTAGCCCCGTCTGTTCGGTCACGCGGACGGGTACACGCTAATGGGGAGAGGAGATTCCCTGACCTACTTTTCCCTTTGCACTGCATCCATTAACTTTTGCAATGCTTCAAACCGTTCGACCGTGTTAATTGGCGGTAGATCGTTTTCCAGATAACGCTTTGCTAATTTCTGTGATGTCTCGTACACCGTCAGGCTGTCTAGCAACTGCAAGCAATCATCAAAGCCTAATTCTTCTTTGAACATTTCTGATTTAACTTTCATTACGCCACCTCCACTATGCAAGCAATCTCATTGTTGCGCTCATAAACCCAGTACTGCTGCGCTGGGTTACTTTCTAAAACGTCAGCTTTTACTAACCTGTCCCTGTCGCCTTGCACTTGCAGAATTTCCCAGTGCATATTTTCTTCCCACCAATCAGCAAGCTCCTGCATTTCTGTGCGGCTGTCAGCAATAACGCCATTCTGAAATGAGTGGAGGTCTTCGCCATCTTTTATTCCGTAGAAGTGGATGCTAAATTTGCGGTCATGGTCAGCAACGCCGCCTAAGTCACAAACTCTGCAAGCGATGATGTGGTGGCCTTCATCTTCTACTTGAAGCATAGGCTCACTGCATTGGCTGCAAGCGCCTAAGTCTCTTGCATACCATTCAGGGTGGTTAAGTTCTCGTTCGGGTAAATTCATTTCCATTCCTCTTTATTAAGTGAGGGGATTATTAAAACATTATTTGCCATCAAAATAAACCTTTTTTTCACGTTTGTTTTGGGTTAGTATTCGCACTCAATGAGGAAATCAAACTTTCTGGATTTCCTTGCAATAAGGAATTGATGATGGAACCTAGTCTTTACAAGAAAATTGTTGAATCAGCCACTGGTGGTAATCAGTCGGAATTGGCGCGACAAGTTGGAATCTCTCCGCAGCTATTAACGCTTTGGCGGAAAAGCCGAATCCCCGC